GAGATAAGTTGTTGCTTAAAGTAACTGTTTTAGTTCCAGTATTGATAGCATTGATAACTGTGCTGTTAGGAATTCCTGCAGTTGTTGATGTAACTGAGTCACCAACTTGTAGTTGATCTACAGCATCTACAACAACATCTGGTTGTCCACCAGTTGCCTCTGCAGTCAGTGTGACAGGAGTTGTTGGATCTCCTAGTTCAATTGTAGGATCGTTAACTGACATTGAAGCAGAGTTCACTGTAGTTGTAGTTCCATCAATCTGTAAGTCACCTTTGATGATAACAAGACCACCCGCATCAGTTGTTGGGTCAGGGTCAAGTATCAATTCTTGAACAGAGTTGATAGTAGATAGTGTATTACCATCTAACTTAAGGTTATCAATCTGAATATCACCAGTCTGTTGTGTGCTACCAGAAATGTTTGTTTGTCCATTAAAGGTTACACCATTTTGGAATGTAGTTGTGGAGTTGACTGTTAGAGAATCTCCATTATTAGTTCCTAATGTAACATTGTCATCTACATTCAAATCTTTGACATGTGCAGTTGCTGCAACACCAATACCACCCGCAAAGGTAACACCCGCTGTGGCAACGTTAGAAGCGTCTGTAGTGTCTGCAAAGTTAACTAGGACACCAGTGCCATAGTTCCAGTCTGCACCTTCTACTTGGATCTTATCAGAGGTTGCTTCGTCATATCTGATAGAAGCATCCTTTGTATTACCAAAGTTCAGTTTCATATCATCAGCGATACGCAAGTCGGGGGTTGTTGCTCCTACACGCTTGATGTCTAAAACTGCATCTGAGTCATTGAATGAGAGTTCTACATCTCCTGTAGTTCCAAACTCTAGTTCCTGACCATCTTCAATTACTAACTTACCTGTGCCATTTGCACGGAAGATAAGATCAGCATCTGTTGTGGAAGTTGTAATGACGTTTGCATCGAGGGTGATGTCGTCAACGTTCCATGTGTCAATCTTTGAATTACTATCTACGATAACAGATGAACTAGCAGTAAGTGTTCCATGAACATGATCCAACATGTCCATAAAGTATCTACCACCTACAATCTGTGCAGCACCATTGTTGTCTCCAACAAATAGTCTATCTCCTGCGTTTGCTTGAGTACCGTTTGCTCCTGTCGTAATGGCGAGTTCACCAAACGTAATAGTGCCAGGTGCGGTTGAACCAGTACTCCTTTTAATTAGAATATTGGATGCCATTAGAAGCTACCCCCATTAACTGTGATGTTGTTTAATACATTTGTTGCAACAAATCTTGTTGCTGCAGAGTCATATACAAGCACTGAACCTTCTGCTAGTCCACCTTGTGATGTGTCTGTCAAATCTACGTCTGACATTCCTCCAATCGTTCCACCGCCACCACCTGTTGCTACACGAGTGACTCTAGGGACTGATTGGTCTCCGAATCTTAGTCTTGCCATTTAAAGTGTTACCCCCTCAAGTACGCTTACTGAACCTTCTAAGACTCTTGATTTAAGTCCTGTGCTAGAAGTTATTACGACGTCATATACATACCGACCACTTTTCATAGCAGCGGTTTGTGAATTGTTTAGAGATAGTTGTATTCTTCCACTTGTAGCGGGAGATAAAACTGCAGCAGTTACAGTAGTCGATGTGCTACTTGTATAATGTTTCTTTATCAAACACGCTGCTGAATAACCAGTCAAATTAAATTCTGTGCCATTATCGTTCTCAACTGTAAAGTCGATGATAAAGTCAGAACCTTGATATATTAGTAAATTGGATACAGCACTTGCCATTCTCTAAGAATTCCATATAATATTTAGCTTAACTTTATTTATCCTTCTTCTGAACTAAGTCATGCAAAAGTTCTTTTAACTCATCTACTTCTGCCCTTAACTCATCTAGGGTTCTGTCTTTTTTTCTTGCTTTATTTCTTGCTTTTATATAAGCATCATACTGAGTCGTGTCAGTATTGATTATTGCGTTCGACTCAGGATCCCTGCCGAGAGCAGCATGACCCTCGACAGGAATGAGTTCAATATAGTCTTCTTCCATTATGCTAGTGCGATTACTCTCAAATCTCTTACCCTTGGTATATATGGTTGATTATGATTGAGTAAACTGATCTTAATTTGGAATCCATCAAACTCATCAGTATCTTCTATGGTATACTCATAGTCTGTGAATGTGGTTAGATCATTGTTTGGAATTGTTGCACCTGTGTCTGGAAGACCATTTTCATTAAAGAACTGGAATGGTAACTCATCTAAACTATCACTGTATCCAACAGGGATTAGTTTGAACATTACAAGGACTTTAGATTCTGTCCATGTATTTGCTGCCATCATCATCTTAAGTCCAGTAGCACTCTTTTCCAATCTAGCAACTTTAGTGATATAGTTACCCGCACATTCTCCACCAACATTTTCACTTGGGTCAACGTTGTTGATTATGTTTGCAGTTGTAATTACGTCACATCTAGTCAAGTCTACAACAGGAGATAAATGCGATACCTCAGAGAACATATTCAATTCTAATGTCAATGATTTGACACTATTCATTCTATTGATCTCATTTATTTGGTTTGCAACTATCTTAGTAGCAGGGAAGTAGTTTTCCTCTCCGATAGTTATTTCTTGGAAATCACTATCTTTAACAAAAGATGTCTCAGCATTAAATCCAGATGGGAAAGGACCACAAGAGGTTCCACTAGTTCCTTGTGCTCTAGCAACAATGCCAGTGCCAGGTTCTATTTGACTTTGTATTTGTGGTGTCAATACATCCCATGGAATGTTTTGTGATGCAACGATGTTAGGACCTCCACCTTGTAAACCAGTTCCTGCATTTACACCAGATATTTGTAAGGTGTAACTATGAGGACTGTTGATGGATGCAAGACCACTGCTGTGTATCTTGTTAATCTTCGTTAGAGGTATGCCATCAAAGTTATAACATTGTACAATTGCACCTTTAAGGTGAGTCTTACCTGTAGAAGAACCAGATGTTCCAGTATGGTTTCTACCATTTGTAGCAAATGTAATAGTGTTTGTTGATGTGTTGATTCCGCTGTATGCAATAATTTCATCACCACTGCCATCTTCTTCTACACCAAGTATCCTGATAAAACCAGGATTACTGTTACTTACAGCACTACCACCGATAGTTGTATGGAATAAATCTACCGCATCATCAACAACTACTGATCCAGCTGTGGATGATAAGTCAGTTCCATTTATAGGTATCTGAGAATCAGCAACTTCTGAGATTACACCACTAAGTGATAAGTAATTGAGCGTTGATTGCATACCATGATTACCATGGAATATTCTCATAATATCACTACCAGCTGTTGTTCTAATAGCATTTCTTCTTAGATTCAAGAAACCACCATTACTTTCACCAATCTCACCATTTTCTAGAATAAGTCTAGATGGTGATGCTGTGGATGGAAGTGTGAATTGTGCTCTGTAAATCTTGAACATCAAATCTTCGTATTGAGAAGGAGTCCAAGTAGACGCATTTTGAGACTTGAATAAAACACCGATATATGGTTGTTCAGAAATCTTCTCACCAATATGTGCAGCATCAATAGCGTCATTACCTAGTAATGAAATGAATACTTTATACTGATTAGAGTCAGATGTTAATACCATACAATGCTCTCTCTTAAGAGGAATGTAGACAGGTGCTTTAAACTCAAACGTGGTTGGTTTAGATGCATCAGTTGATATGAAAACGTCCTCTGTTTGTTTTACAACTTTAGAAAATGGCAATATTGTCTGTGTAGGATTACCATTCTCCATGGTTCTAATATCAAGCATGACAGGAATTTCTGGATCCTTAGTAAAGAAGAATATATCAATCTTAGTTAAGAATACGCCACCTTCTAATGTAGCATCATCTATTAAGAATGATTGTGCAAGTGGATCACACCAGTCATCCTCTGGGGGTGGTGGAGGAGGAGGAACATCTCTCGTTTCATCTTGACGAGTTCTACCCACACTCGTTAACGTTCTAGCATCATACTGTGCCTCAGATGTAATCTTAGCATTCCTTACAGATATAATAGTTTCCTGTGTGGTCTGTAAAATACCAGATGATGTAAATTCTGCTTCACCATTACTATCAGATACACCAGACACTTGACTATTACTTTCAGAGTCAGTAAGTCTGAATAGTTTAGTTCCTGTTTTGAATTTTTGATTACCCTCTACATTTGGTGCGTCAATGAAGAATGAACCTCTAAGGTTACCTCTCTTATCAGTAATTAAATCTTTATTAGATACTTTTGCAACTGCACCACTAGTCTCACCAACTAAGTAATCATTGATCTTAGGTGATCCATAATAATTACCTTTGACCTGATCTGCAAGTGACTTAGTATCAATATTGATAAATGTCAAGTTAGATGTATAGTCAGTCGTTGTGCTTATGTCAGTGCCATCAATAGGATTGATTTGTATATTTTCGTTAGGAGCTGATACTCTAGCCTTAAATCTGAATTTACCATTACCCTTTTTGACATAAACTGTTTCTCCAATTTGGAAAGGAATGTTATTTGTTTTTGAATCGGTGCTTGGATCCTTAATAACGCCTATTATCTTAGGTGTGACTAATCTTGTAGGAACTGCTATGTTGTCAAAGAATGCAAAGAACTTAGTTCTTGGTTTTAACTTTTGACATGTAAATGATATGTTTCTAGAACGCATGAACTGTATGTGTTCTACTGATACAAGTTTACTACCAAGTGATTGTTGTTCAATCACAGGAGTAACTCTATATCTAATACCTGTTCTACTTTGTCTTGTAGTTGTTGTAGTGGTTGTAGTAATAGTTCTACGTTGACGTTGCCCTCTACCCTTTCCACCACCAGTGTCACGCCATGCACCAACAGATTTGTTAATGTCAGTTCCTGTCCATGTTGTTTTCCATGAGTTCCAATGTATAGGAGAGAATCCATTTTGATCTGCATTGTATTCTCTGATTGTAGTCATGAAGTTACCTTCAACCACAGGACCTTTGATTGGGTTAAGTGATTTGGTATCAACCCAGTTATCAGACTCAGGGAATAGTTCTATGTCACCAGTAAACGTAAAGACGTTAAATGGGTTGACATTTTCTACAGCAGAAGCATATGGTTGATCTACAAGAACAACAGATGAATATGGAAGAGTAATAATATCTTCGTCATTTTGTTGCACATTCTGTGATGCTGTACTGTATTGTAGAGGAACCTGTGTTGTATAGTGAGCAGGACGCATTTGTCCTCTCTCAAAATCTGTAGATACTCTGTAATCGGGATGTAAGGTGTCTGCAGTGGCAAGAGATCCAAAATTATCAACAATAAAACCGTTCTTAAATCTATTAAGACCACTGGAATCTCTAATCTCCATATTTGCAGTCTCACCTTCTAGTAG